GTTGACATTCCTGGTCTGGATGAAGATTCAGAAGGATTGATTTTCAAGGGCGCAATTGAACTTCTTGTCGGTGCAGTTTTGAAATGGATTGAAAGCAAAAAGGCTTAATTTTTGAATGATAATGAACGTAAAACAAGTCTAATCAACTTACCCTACCGGTTGAGGGAATGCAGAGCCATTAAGCTGAGTGATATCAGGTTAATTTAATGGTGGCTAATATAGCCTTAAAATTGTAATCGGATTATCATTTAAATACTTACTTTTATGGTATAAAATCAAATATATCATGCAAACATCTTTAAAAGTAAAGAAAAAAATAATAGAAAAATCTATTATTAATAATAATCAATGTTGGGAATGGAAGGGAAGTAAAAACAATAAAGGTTATGGTAGGATGATTATAAATGGTAAATTTTATATGGCGCATAGGTTATCATACGCCTTATTTGTTAATGAAATTCCTAAAGGAATGCTTGTTTGTCACAAATGTGATAATCCTTCATGTGTCAATCCTGATCATCTTTTTGTTGGTACAAATCAAGATAATATGGATGATATGAAGAAAAAGGGAAGAGGTCGCAATGTGCCAATATTTGGAAATAATTTCACAGGCATATCAATAAGGGTTAATGAAAAAATATATCCCTCATTCAGAAGCGCTGGCATGGGATTGGATATATCTGATAATTCAGTCAGAAAAAGAATTAAAAGAAATTGGCCGGGATATGAAATAATTGGTAAATCTTATACTCCACCAAACACATTAAATCGTCAAACCCATAATTCAACACTATGAAAAACTTACTAACATTACTCTTATTAGCGTTATGCTCTGTAGCGTATAACCAAACTATTGACCTGGATAACGAAACGGTTGCCTCGTCCGGTTCCGGCACTATTGACATAGGGAGGGTGAAGGCGGAGAACGGCTATGATACTTTATTTATTTCAGACACACTTAATTTCGCCTTGAATAAATGGATTGACGGAAGCGGAAACAACAATGATTTGGATTTGGTTCAAAGCAATTGTTACCACGATTCTGCTACTAACAAGTATATTATCATCCCAAATACATACATAAATCCCAACAACTTTACGGTTTCGTGGGAAGGGGAGTTTGATAATGTTTCTCAATCTGGAAAACAGATGATTCATTCAACCTACAATGACGGGTCATCTCTGAACCGGTTGTACCTACGGATGAACGATACTATTTTTACGCTAACGTTAGGTACATCGTCCACGGCCAATCTGACAAATATCAAATATTATCTTAAAACAAAATATAGACTTTCGTTAAATATAACCGGAACAGGAGGATCCGGAACCGCTACTCTTATAGTTAAGTTCGACGGACATAATGAGCAGACCTATACTAAGACTTATACGGGATTAGGAACAATGCCTGCAGCTGGTTGGTATATTGGCGGTAATCCTGGCCAATGTGGTAAGGCATGGAAGTTGATTGTAGACGGTAGATTATACCCGGTTGCAGAAGGTTATGGTCTTAAGATTTTCGATACCTCTGGAGAAGGAAAACATCTTTTAATTGGTGGAACACTCCATGACCGGTGGGGAAAACAGGATTACTATCATTATAACTTGCAAAAAGGTTATATGTTTTATCAATACGAAGGTATACCTGACATTTACGTTCCGTTCTCGGCAGCCGGTGATACAGCGATTAAAAAGGGAACAATAAGCACTGTCTATAGTAGGGTGTTTACTGGTATTTTCGCCGCTGAAAAGCATAGTCATAATAGGGCTGAAACAAAATTAAAAATGAATCATACCTTATACGATCCGAATTCTTTCTGGGATGGAAATAAATTATCTACAGACTTTGTATCGAACTATTATAATTATGTTTTTTCTGATATTTCAGATTCTATATATCTTAAAAACATCATTTCTGTCAATCGTAAATTAAGCGGAAGTCAACTTACTGCAATGGAAAATGCAACTCAAAAACAAACTCTTGATGTCTGGTTTCTAATCGGGCAATCCAATGCAGCAGGACAGGGCGCATTGACTGATTGTCCTGCGTACTATTATGGTATCAAGTATGATCAATATATTGCCACAAAGTATAAGATAGAGCCGATAAACCCCAAAACTTATAACTCATACTGGCCCACATCTGGACAACCTTATTTCGGACTTGAAAATTCATTTCTTAAAAAGATTGTTTTGCCTGTAAATCACAAACCATGTGTGATTAAGTGCGCATGGGGAGGTACGAGGCTTTTCAAATACGGAACCTCTTGGTCTGTAGATACCGTAGGGCAGTATTTTGACAAGTTTAAAAACCATACGGATTCGATTATTACATACATAGGGCAACATTTTAACTACTCAGTAAAAGGGATTATTTGGTTTCAGGGCGAAACAGATGGATATGAAGATAATTGGTCTGCCGCTTATAGGGTAAATGAGGTTAATTTTATATCTGCAGTCAGATCGCATTACGGTAATCTACCTTTTTACTCATGTAAACCGAATGAGCCTAACGCAACATATCCTTATGTTAGCGTAGTAAATGATGCGAAAGAAGCCAATGATACAGCAGTTTCTGAATACTATCTGATCAACACGAGTGATCTAACATGGAAATCTGGCGAATCAGTATCGCATTTGGAAACAGTGGGGTATATACAATTAGGAAATAGAATAGCTGATATAATTAATGCTCAATAAAATTTTTCGAGACTACTAGTAAATATGCGCTAACAATAACAAATTGACCTCCTTCATCTACATATCACCCCTTCTGTTTTCCCTTGCAGATGCTTTTATGTACAGGGCAAAGACAAAACCGGTTAATGTCTGGCATTTTAACCTATTCCTTGAACTGTCAAAACTGTGTTACCTAGCTACGTTCATTGGCTGTATTATGATTGGGATAAACTGGCAGCGTAATTTCATCGTACCGTTAATTCTCATGCACTTTGTCGCTAAGTCGATACCGTTTAACCTGGCATCCGGATTGAAGTGGAATTACATTGGTGTGGGCGTGTTCGACAGCTTTATTAAGATCGTCACACAGGGAAGTCTATGGATGTGGTTAATCTTACAGGGTGTTTGCCTTGCTTTTAGTTATTTCATACTTATGAATAAATTATAGTTTGGTTTGTTTCATGGTTATGGGTTTGCCTGCCGGTTGGTTCCCGGCAGGTTTTTTTATTTAGATTAAATCTATCTTACCAAAACATGATAAAAGTCATACATTCAGATGTAACAAACCTGTATATTTGCGTGTATAAAATACATACAAGCAATGACAACAAACCTCTTAAAACTTAACTATCAAAGTCTGGATAAACCAGACAGGGTAACATACCGTAAAAAGCTGATTGAACTTTGCGGGTGGGACTGTGAAGCAACGTTCTATCGTAAGATGAAAGACGACTACAAACCCTCACAAATTGAAAAGTTGGCTTCTAAAATGGCTTTTGATTCAATAACCCCAAAAAATAAATAACCATGAAAGCATTATTTTTTATGTTATTCTTTTGTGTATCTTGCGAACTTCCTGATCCTGGCGTACGTGCGTATTCATTTGATTATGAATACAAGAAAGTATCCGATGTGTATTTATATTCAAATCAATATAGAATAATTATTGCGGGGTCATTGAATGGTGTTGAATATTATAATATCGACACCATATTGATTAAAAGTGACGAAGTATATATTAAAACCATAAAGAATAAATAACCATGATACTAGCATCCACATCCATGCAACTCTGGAAGTTATTACTTCTGGCTTTTTTCCTGATCGGATATGCTGTTTACAAAACAATTCGTCAAGCCGGTAAACATCCGATTAAAGACGATTTTATGCAGTTAGGTATATTCCTGGCAATCCCGAAGGATATACTTTACTTTTGGGGGCCGTTAGCTATTGCGATATTATCCGTAACGGTAATTCTCGCAATCATGCTTGATATGTTCAGTTGGCCAAAACTCAGGGATCATTCCAGAACTGGAAATACTATTGATCGTAAACCTTTAAATAAATAAAACTATGAAAAAACAAGAATTATCACAGATTTATGCAAGATTCTATAATTCTGAATCAAAAGATTTTATGTTTCCGGCAAAACATGAAAAACGTCGTGGTACTTTATTATGGGATTCATCTGTACAGGGTACATTCGTTGGAAGTGTTCGGGATACATTTGGATTAAGTAAGAGCCATTTAAGAAACCCTTTAAACAAATAACCAATGAGAAAATTATCTGAATCATCCATGTATGCAATTGATGCAGTAATTGAGTATGATGGTAAACCCATAAGAGATGATAAAAATATGATTAAATGGGTTGATGAATCATTAGGCATATGTAAGCACATTACATTTTGTAAGAAAGTTAAGATATACGAAACGTTTAACGACGGAGCAATACTATCAATGGAATTAACACCCCAAATGATTTTAAAATTGGCTGACGAAATCAGACAAATTAATTCTATTGAATACGATGCCGTTTATGATATTGATTTTTAAACAAATAACCAATGACAACCGAACACATCGAACTTATGGCCGGAACAGAACAGGCATGGAATGAAGTCTGCCAGTTTGTAGACATCCACAGCAAGGCAGTGAAACAATGTGACCTTATCGACACTCACATGAAGGTATTGCTTGCCAACATCGAATCTGACGATATGGATTGGATCAAAACAGACATTGAAACCGTAATGGACCAGACTGAACAAATCAGGAAAAGCACAGACCTTAAAGAGTGCTTCGAGATTGAGGAAAAGATATTCAAGTTTTATGACTTTTACTGGAATGAGTATTGGGTATTTGGTAACCACGGAAATAAACTCATCGAACACCTTGAAACGCTTTTCATGGAGTTGTACACAATACTTGAACCATTTGGAGAACACAAGGATATTAAACCGGAATAAAAATCAAATACCTTAAATAAAATGGACAAATTCAATTTCACTACCAAATTACATGTTGCATGCTCGGATGATGAAATCCGGCCAATCATGAACTGTGTTCACTTTGTCGGCGGTTTTGCATACGCCAGCAATGGGAACATCGTCGTCAAACAGTCACTTGAATATCATTCAATACTTGATGCCATAAACCTTGACGGCAAAAGCATCCACAGGGAAAACTACAAAAATATTATGCAGTTTGAAACAGCTATAGCCAATGAGGATGGAGTTGAATGTAGCAACAAAGATGGCCGAAAGGCATTCTTTGAATACTTCGACAGGAAAGGCGAACTTATACCCGATTTTGATAAGGTAATCAGCGCATACAAAGCTAAAGGAGTTGATTTTATTGGATTCAATCCTGAGCAAATGAAAATTGCTATGGACGCAATGTATTCACCTGGAGGATATGTCCGTGTAAATTTTGGAGGCGTAGATAAAGGAATGTTACTCGACGTCCCTGGTATAATCAATCAGGAGGCACTTGTTATGCCTGTTTTGGTTGAAGCATCTCTTTTTTAACACAAGGATATTAAACCAATTAATTAAATAACCATGACCGAAAAGATACATTGGAAAAAGGTTTTTAATTCCGATTATTTAGGAACTTGCGACCTTGAAGACGGTAAAGACTTGAAAGCTATTATTAAATCAGTTACCGTTAAAAAAGTAAAGAACACAGACGGTAAAGAACAGGACAGGAACGTGGCCACATTTACCGACCCGAATTTAAAACCGATGGTTTTGAACGTAACAAACTGTAAAATAATTAAGAAATTCGCAAAAAGTTCGTATATTACCGACTGGCATAATATACCGGTTCAGATATACATCAAAGACGATATACGTGCCTTCGGTGACATCACAGAGGGGTTACGTATTCGGGATATACAGCCAAAGATTGAAAAGCCTAAATTAAATCCAGGCACTCAAGTATGGGACAAGGCGGTAGAGTTTCTAAAAAAGAACGGAACGATTGAACAGGTTAAGGCAAAGTATGATCTTACACCGGAGAATGAACAAACATTAATGAATGAAGCTGTATGAAGTTTTACAACATAGACCAGAATAGCGAAGATTGGGATCTTCTCAGGCTTGGCAAATTTACCGCTTCAATGTTTGGCGATTTGTTCATGGATAAGAAAATAGCCGGTTATCAAAAGGCAATTATAAAGGTCGCTTACGAAAAAGTAACCGGTGAAAGTGAGGATAAGTTCAGTAACAAATGGATGGAACGGGGACATGAAAAGGAACCGTTTGCCGTTGAAAATTATGAACTATTTACATTTAATGAAACTGAAAACGGTGGCTTCTATGAGTTTGATGAATTTACAGGTGCCAGCCCTGACAGAAAGATAAAGGGACATAACGCAGGCTGTGAGTTTAAATGTCCATCGTTTCAGGTGTATAATGAATACCTTGAAACACAAAAACTTCCTAAAAATTACTTCTGGCAAGTACACGGACAGTTACTGTGTACTGGATGGGATTACATTGATTATATGCCGTTCTCTAACCCGAAATTAAAGCAGATACTTATTAAGGTTGAACGGGATAAATTAATCCTTGAGGAACTACAGGAAAGACTTTTTAAATCAATTTGTGAAGTGAAAGTATTAATCGACAGAATAAAACAATAAATTATGAGCGTAAACAAAGTAATCCTAATCGGAAACGTTGGGGCTGATCCTGAAGTAAAAACAATGGATAGCGGAACAATGGTTGCAAACTTTAACCTTGCTACATCCGAAACATACAAGGACAAACAGGGACAAAAAGTAGTAACAACCGAATGGCATCGTATCGTAGCATGGAACAAACTGGCTGAAATCCTTGAAAAGTTCGTTAAAAAAGGACAGATGTTATACGTTGAGGGCAAGATAAAAACAAGGGAATACGAAAAAGACGGTAGAAAGGTTTATATAACTGAGATTTTGGCTGATTCAATTCAGATGCTCGGCAAAAAAGAAAGCGAAACAAACGACAATCCTTTTTAACAAATGATCTTCCACTCGCACGAAATCGACAGGCTCAACATTTACATTTCAAAGCAATTTGAAAAGGGTAAAACTTTGAAGGTTGAGCCTGTCACTGTCAGCCGGTCCTTAAGCCAGAACGCATATACGTGGCTTGTGTTCACTCATATAGGTTCTGAGACCGGAAATACTAAAGATGACATCTATCAGTTTTGCCTTGCTAAATTTCCCGTACACAAGGAGATTGACGTAAACGGTGAAACGTGCCTGATACCTGTAACACTTTCAGGGATGAACAAAGAACAGAACAGTCATTTCATTGATCAGTTTGTCACCTTTTTCAGAAGTGAAGGATACGAGGTTCCTGAACCTGAAGATAAAAAAACGATAGATTTATACAATTTCTATAAAGAAAAAGGAATGCTTTAATAAAATTAAATTTCAATACCATGCCTTACAAGGATAAAGAAAAAAGAAAGGCTTATCATAAAATCAAAAGCCACGATTTTTATATCAAAAACAAAGAAAAGATTAGCGAAAAAAACAAAAAATGGACCACTGAACATCCAATAGCTTACAACGAAATTAGAAAACGTAGTAGGATAAAACATAGGGAAGATTTAACTGCATATTCACAACAATACAGGGCAAACAATCCAATTAAATACAAGGCGCATTTAATCATGAAAAATGCTATTAGGAATCATGAGATTATACCACAGCCTTGTGAAATATGTGGAAATGAAAAAACACAAGGTCATCATGACGATTACAATAAACCATTGGAAATAAGATGGCTTTGCTCATTGCATCACAATGAAATACATCACGGACATAAATATAGAAATAAACCAGTTAATACTATTACTTCGGTATCGCAGCCGATGAATTAAGAGAATTGATTGATAAACACTTAAAAAGATAAACAATGAGACAAATTAAATTTAGAGGAAAACGGATTGATAACGGGGAATGGTTTTATGGTAATTATATTGAAAAAATAAAACCTTCTGAAGTAAATCCTACTTTTTGGTGTTGCTTTATACAAGATAGGGCTATTTCTATGTATGAAGTCATACCCGAAACAGTGGGCCAATTCACTGGACTAACAGACAAGAATGGGCAGGATATTTGTATATATGAAGGAGATGTTATATCTTTACATGGTAATCTAATTGGAAATATTTATGAAACACCAGACTTACTCAAAGACTCAACTAATCTCATTATTGAAGGATTTGGAACTAAGAATTGGTCGAAAACCGAACAGGAAGGATTGGCAAGGGGACTCAAATACGCCTAGTGATATGCCCATAAGGATGAATTTCGGCAATTGGACGCAATTTATGATAGACGCTGGATACGAGCCACATAAGCCATACTTTTCACTAAAGGCCCAAGAGAAAAGAAATGAAGCACACAAGGGCAAGAGAAGTATGGCATGGAAAGGTGGGAGAATAAAAGATAAATTCGGATACATACAATTATGGATGCCCCGACATCCCAATGCTAAACTTGCGGGATATATACACGAACACAGATTAGTAATGTCGGAATATCTAGGTCGCCCGTTAATATCCGAAGAATCAGTACATCACAAAAACGGAATTAAAGATGATAATAGAATTGAAAATCTTGAATTAATGACTAAGAGATTACACAAGGGGGAGGTATGTTGCCCTTATTGTAATAGTAAATTTATTATAAGATGATTACCATAAACATCCACGACAATCCCGAATTACTTCTCCCATGAAACAACGTGCCATATCTCACCTGAACAAAATCATTATCCTGGTTTACACAACCAAAGGATATGAAGCAAGGCAAGCCGGTAAAATCGTTGACTACACAGAGGAATACATCACTTTCGTAGCCAACGAAGGCGATCCCGCCGGACAGAATATAAATTACAGCCGGATTAAAGAAATTGTTGAATGTTAATTTTATTTCAATTTCAATGAGCAATATCAATTTTCATCACATCGACTGCATGGAGTTTATGAAGTCTAAGCCTGATAATTTTTACGATTTGGCTATTGTTGATCCTCCGTATGGTGGCGGACAGCATTTCAATTTCCGTTATGGTACAGGAGATCAGGTTTATGAGAATCATAAACCTGATCTCAAATATTTTACGGAACTGATTAGAGTAAGTAAGAATCAAATAATATGGGGTGGTAATTATTTTACAGATTGTCTTCCAGTTAATAGGTGTTGGATTTCATGGTACAAGGGAAATCCAATTAACTCGTTTAGTGATTTTGAGTTGGCATGGACGAGTTTTAATCAAACGAGTAGGGCGATTAAAATAGAAAGTTATGGGTTTAACCATGCAGATAAAAGGAGATCAAAGGAAAGTACAATTCATCCAACACAAAAGCCAATATCATTATACCATAATCTACTTCAAAACTACGCCAAACCAGGCCAGCGTATTTTAGACACTCACGGTGGATCTATGTCATCTGCCATTGCCTGTGACATGGAAGGGTTTGATTTGGACATTTGTGAAATCGACCGTGAATACTTTGATGCTGGAGTTAACAGATTTAATTTGTATAAAAAACAACTAACATTATTTTAACCAATGAACACACTAATTAACCGCAACTACCAGGCCGTTGTCGCTATGGGATTGATAACGTCAGAAACGACTGATCAGGAATTTTATGAAAAACTTTATGAAGAGATTAACGAGGCAATTAATGAATTTATGTTCGGAAATCCCGATGCAATGTACCGTGAAATTGCCGACGCGGTGAAGAATGAATCAAGAGTTAAACAATGAATCACGGATCGCTTTTTAGCGGAATAAAGTTTGCAAATGTCAACAATATTTTATATATTTGCATCATGGGACAAAAAAGAAATCCTGTTTACGATAATGCTTACAAACTCTATCTTTATGGACTTTCGCTTGAACAGGTAGCGAAAGAATTAGGAGTTACAAGGCAATGTGTTTTTAAAGCATTCAAAAAACGTGGGCTAGAACTTCGTGGACCCAATTTCAGACCATATCAGGAATATGACGGGAAAAAGTTTACGCTTCGTGATACTGGATATTATAGTTTAACGAAGGGTAATCGTGGGTTAATGCACCGCTATGTTTGGGAAAAGGAAAAAGGAAAAATACCTGATAATTGGGATATTCACCACATAGACGAAATTCGATCACATAATTGGATTGACAACTTAGAATGTTTACCTAAGGCAGAGCATACCCGGAAATATTCACCACATAATAATCAGTTTACAAGGGGGAGGAAACGTGCAAATCATTGATTTATTCTCTGGAATTGGTGGATTTAGTTTGGCTGGTAGATGGATCGGTTGGGAAACAGTTCAATTTTGTGAAATAGACAAATTTTGCCAACGGGTTATAGCATATCATTTTCCAGGTATACCAATACATGACAACATAAAAACATTAACTCGTGAAACAATCATTAATTCAGGAAAATGGAACCCGTCCAGAGCAACTATCGTTGTGGGCGGGTTCCCGTAGCTGTGCCAACCATTCTCAGCAGCAGGAAAAAGAAAAGGAACGGACGATAACCGTTACCTCTGGCCTCAAACAGTTGAACTCATTAGACAGGTTCGCCCGGATTGGTGCCTTCTCGAAAACGTTCGCGGCCTTACTAATTGGAACGGGGGATTGGTATTCGACCAAGTGCAGGCTGATTTGGAAACTGAAGGCTACGAAGTGTTACCGTTTTTACTTCCAGCTTGCTCCGTCAACGCTCCCCACAGAAGGGATAGGATTTGGTTTGTTGCACACTCCGAGGGCTTTTCATGCTGCAATGGAATACGAGATGACAAACACAAATCACAAAAGATACAGGATAAACGACTTAATGAATTTATCACTACTACCGACACCAGCAGCAAGGGATTATCGCAGCGGTTTCAAACAGGATTCAGAGGTGTTTCAAACCAGACAGCAATACTCCAGGGGAGTAAATCTTCACGAACATATCCAAAGAGAAGTTGGTCAGAATTTCCAACTCAATCCCCGCTTTGTAGCCGAAATGATGAGCTTTCCGGTAGACTGGACGGAATTACCTTTCCTAAATGGAGAAACGAAAGCGTAAAAGCGTATGGCAATAGCGTGGTTGTCCAATTAGTGTATGAAATATTCAAAAGCATTCAAAAATACGAAGATGAAAGCAATTTATAAAAGAAGAAAAATAAACGGACGAACACCAAAAACACCAACCCCGTTACCAGTGCGGATAACGTACAAGTTGTTAACAGTGGTTGATAACTTTATTGAAGATTTTGACGGTTAAGTGTATAACGGATTAAAATATTTCGTAGTATTGTATGTCAGATTTAACACCGCAAACAATGAACGATTTTTCTTCATCTTTAAAATACGCCGGTTCATCGGTAAAATACCAGGGTAACACTTTGCGGTGTACTGACAGCCCTGGTTTTTTTATTGGTGACCGGCTTCTTTTATTATGAAAACAAAAACTTATTCAGAAAAATTGCTTGATCCCAGGTGGAAATCCATGAGAATATCAATTTTAAGGCGAGATCATTTTACCTGCCGTATATGTGGCGCAACTGGAGAAAAATTAAATGTTCATCACATTATTTATTTAGAAAATAAGGAACCGTGGGAATATGATGATAACTATCTTATAACATTGTGTGAATTTTGCCATGCTAAAGAACACGCACATAATGTGAATGAAACAGCATTGAGTATAATTGATGCTTTCGTCAAAACATTTAATTTACCATTATCAGAATTAAATACAGTTTTATATACTTGTCCCACAATTGAAATTCATAATAATAAACCGGATTGGGTTATTGCTTCGGATATTTTTAATGTACTAAGGGATTGCATAGAAAAAAGAAACGACAAAATTTCAAGAATGAACGAAAAGGAAGAAATAATGCAATCATTTTATAATGATGATACTAATCCTTTTGCTAGTGACTGTGAAAATTTATAACAATGGCTAAAAGATTTATAGAAACAGGATTGTTTGATGATGAATGGTTTATGGACCTTTCAAAAGATGGTAAAATACTTTGGATTTACATTTTAACAAAGTGCAACCATGCCGGAATAATTCAATTGAATCCAAAACTTTGTTTATTACAAACAGGTATTAAAGACTACGTAACTGTTATTAAAGAGTTAGGCAACCGTTGCATAACAGTTAAGGAACACTTATATTTTATACCTAAATTCATAGTATTTCAGTATCCTGGATTTCCGCAAAGTAAGGTAAGACAACAACAGTCGGCTGTTTATGAACTTGAAAAGTATGGTTTGTTTAATAATGGTCAAATTACAATACCCAAAGAGTTACTTAACAGTTCTACAACTGTTATAGACAGTTATGATAATGATACTGGTAATGGCATTGTAATAAAGGCACAAATTCAAAAAAATCATTTATTTAAGGATGATGAATTTTCAGACTTCGAAAAGTTTAGAAATGAATTTAAGGATGGAGAATTTAAGGATGCTGATCTTAAGTACTATTTTGATTCATTTATGGATTGGTCTAACTCTAAGGGTGAAAAGAAAATAGATTGGATTGCTACAATAAGAAACGGAATGAGAAAAGATTTAAAAGAAAATAAGCTCAGAAAAAGCATGTCAATACAAAATACAACTACCGGTAATCTTCTTACCTGTAGGAATCTTGATAAAATTGAACACGTAAGATGATTGATTTAGGCAAAATACCACCACAGGCAACGGATGTTGAAAGTTCCGTTTTAGGTGCTATGTTGATAGACAGCAAATGTATTGACGATATATTAGCTATTTTAAAACCT